AACTAATGTTTCTTCTGATATTGCTAATTCATAGATTGTGTCAGTACCTTCAATAATAGTAATGACGTTTTCAATCAATGCGTTTGCTTGTTTGATGTTTAGGTCAACAGCATCAGCATATTGGACTACTTGGGAGTCAATTAGGTTAGCAGGGTCACCAGATATCAACTCGGCACGTAAAACAGTGTCTACGACCCATGTAGCGTTGGATGGTGAGATGATTTCGTCTCTTGGGTAGAATAGTGATACATTCTCACCAAAAAGAATTTTAAACAAATATTGAGTTGCTAATTCAGTACCTTTTGAGATATAGAAGTCACTAATATTTTTAATAACTTGTACAGGGTCTACTTTTGAAAAATCAATATCTAAAGTAGGTAAATATTGCCTTCTAAACTTATCAAATACTTCTTTGATAAACAGACTGTCAAGATTAGAAACAACTGCTCCTGCAAGGTGATTTGACTGTCTTAAGTTTGCTTCACTAGCATATACTTCGTTATGATAATTGTCGTATGTAACAGCACCAGAAACGCCTCTAGAGCACTCTAAAAAGGCAGAAGGTGAATAACCTATTCCAGGTTCTATTACGTCATATCCAGTAACTTCATCAAATCCAACATCTAAAGATGCTCTTGCTGCTTTTGGCTCAGCGATAAAGATTTTAGGAGGAAACTCAGTAGAATATCCACTACCAAAGTTTGTAATATTAATATCAGTAATTTCACCGTTGAATATAGTTGCTGCAGCAGTTGCACCAATACCACCGATAGGTTCGCCAAATCCATCCTTTCTATCGTCAACAATATACACAGATGGAGCATCATTGTAACCACTACCACCTGTCAACATCTCAATGTTGGTAACTGACCCAGATGCAACAGTAACATCGAGGACTTGAGCACCAACAGGGTCTATGATAGCAACTCTAGGTGCAGTTACATATCCTCTACCTCTATTGGTTATTTGTATCTCATATACTTGACCATCTTGGTTTATTCTTGCCTGTGCTTGTGCATTGATACCATCAGCAGGGGCAGGGTCAATATAAACAGTTGGAGGGTTAGAATAACCACTACCCATTGTTAATACAGAAATACTGTCTACATTTACTCTACCTTCACTATCAACTGTACAAGGACTGATTGTAGCACCTGATGGATTCTTAAATGTGATAGATGGGATGAATCCATATCCACTACCACTATCGTCTATAGTAATAGTATCAACTTGACCAGTTGTATCATCTACAGTCAATGAAACTATTGCAGGAGTGCCATTAGAGTCAGTAGGGGTTGCTACAACAGGTATAGGTGGGTTATAAGAGTTATATCCTTGTCCACCATCAATTAAGTTAATATTTTTGATACCACCAATCAAAGACCTAACAGTAGCACCACTACCATCAGCAGAAGTAATGATTACTCTAGGATTGAAGTCTAAACGATACTTCTCACCACCTGTTTTAGGAATAATTCTGGAAACTTGCCCTGCAGCGTTAACAGCAACAACAGCAGAAGCACCACTACCAAAAACAGGAGCAATATACTCAACAGACCTAATATCAATCTGGTCTGCTGCTCCAATCGGATTTTTGAAGATTACGGTAGTCTCAAAAACAGTATAATCAATATATGGTTCTTGCAATCTACCATTTTTCTGAATTACGAGTCCAATATCAGATGTTGGACTATATGCAACATCACTTACACGTAATGGGTAATTTTTTGTGCCTTGCCACTCTGTATAACTAACATTGTCTAATGTTATGATAGGTTGGTCTGCATAACCGACCAAATATGTAACTTGAGTAAATTCTGAGTCATCTGCACCACTTCTTGCTCTAGGTGCTACTGTAAATACTAAATTACTACCATTGATTGTATAATCAACATCAGGAGTCAACATATCGTTGTATGTTATGACTATTAGGTGTTGTGCACTAGGAGGTGCTACAGGAGTGCCTAAAAATGATAAAGGAAACTCTCTTGTTACACCATCAAACTGAAGAAATGGATTTTCTAGTTGTTGTTTCTTTTTATTAAATTGTGAATACGATACACCTGGGGTAATGATGGCATCAGGTCCTCGAGTCACAGACTCGTAGTAGATAACCTCATTATCAATCATTATCGAGCCATTTTTCTCGACAAATCCATCAATACTCTCTATTTCTATCTTTGTATCAATAGTGCTAATTTCACTAAGCAATAATGTAGAACTTGACAACGTTTTAGAGTTGTAGTTATCAAGGTTAAGATAATTTAACAGATTATTCAGAATGTCATAAGGACGTCCTGTTTTCTCTTGAGATTTGTAATACTCAAAGAGAAAATTAACAAGTTGTCTATCTTCCTGCCTAATAAACTCAGGAAGTTGATTTTCAACTCTATCTGATACGTTGATATTCTTAGTCTGCATTATTACCTAGAAACAAGAGGTATCTACGGGATACGTAAAGGTATCGGAGGGGTAGTCAATGATATTTAGACCACTTGTGTCACCTAAGTTATAACCAGAGAAATTGTTAGGGTCAAAAGACGCAATCGGCAAACTCTGAGTGTTATAATCTATAGGATTGACTATTGGGTTAAAGAAAGTTGGGTCTACACCTGGGGGAATCTCAATAGTTGGAGATATTGGCATAACAGAGATTGGAAGTTGCTCTGTACCGTCAGGTGTTTGCTGAATAGCAATAGGACCTACACAAACTTCTCCACTTCCATAGTTTACAGTGCCTACAGCAGCATTTAAGACAACTTCAGTCTCATCTCTAGTAGTAACCAACATAAGATTGCCCATTCCATCATCTCTGATGTTTACAGGCACTAAAACTTGTGTTGTTTCGTCGGTAGAGAAGACTGTGCTTGTTGTAGAAGCAGAAGTAGTTGTCCCAGTAGTCAAATTGACCAATTCTTCAGTATAATCAGTTGCATAGAATGTGCCAGACTTAACAACAGAGAAATTAGGTTTACATTTTTCACCTAAATTGCTTCCATTGCCTTCTGGGTCTCCTGCAAAGCTACTTGGGTCATAAAGTGGGTTACCAAAATTTAAACATTGTGTAAATACGTTACCAAATGTGAATTTATCAATATTCTGACCTAATGTAAGTTGTGTAACGTTACCAGAAATTGATGTATCACTATTATCGACCATTGCACCGAATTTTGACCCCTCAACTCGATTATTAAATCTGTCAGTCTGTCCGCTTCTGTTATATTCGTCGATTGACTGTAAAATTTTAGTACCTAACTGACTTCCAGTAAGTGCAGTACCATTTGCGTTGTAATAAACGTAAACTTTTGGAATAATATAGAAACTAGATGGGTCAATGACCTCAGGTTGGATAGATGCAACTGCATACTTCCTTAAATCTTTTTCAATTTTTGCTTTTGTAGACTCATTCAGTTTATTTCCTGTTTTTGGTCTAATTGCAACGTATACCTTACCATATACAGGTGGAGATAGTTTCTCGCCACCGTAGGCGGTTACAGACGCTGCCTGTGGGTATATTTCAGTGACAATGTGCTCATAGTCAGATTCTGTTACAGCACGGTTTTGAGTTGCATATGCTCTAGGTGCTCTAAACTTAATACTTAATGATGATTCTTGGTCTTCACCTTGCTGACCCTTCTCCATTGTCATTGTGGTGATATTCTGTGGAGGTATCACACGACCATCAGAGTCTTTTATCTGTCCTATGAATGCAAAGTTGTCAGCACCGTTTGCTTCTACACCAAAAGTGGTGACATAACTCATAGTGATGTATTCACCATCAATTAAACGACGTCCGATTATACCATCACCGAAGATAACTTTATATCTTTGGTCATCAGTCTCTTCAAGATAGTAAACACGAGAGTTTTCATCAAGTCCTGTTACGTTTCCTGCTAGATTGTAAGTATCAGTTTCACTAGACTGAGCATTTGGTGAAATATCTACAGTTAACAATTCAGTATCAACACTTTCTGCAGGAATTACAAATTCCTGATTCTTAGTGTAGTCAACTGTATAATTATATGTTAATAAATTCCCTTGATATATGACAACGTTAGAAAAGTCTGCAATACCTGTGCCTGTATTTACTGGGACTTGAATATCTCTAGTCAAAGTAAACGTAAATGTGTCTAATGCGTTATCAGCGACAAATACATCTCCTTTACTTAATATGCAAAACTCAGGGAATGTAGTGCCATTTAATGCTGTAGTAGTTTGCACTTTAATATGGACACATGCCTTCGGTGCTTTAATTGAGCGAGGAGTGTAATTTAATTGTTTAGCAATTCTTACAATATTATCTCTTACAGTTGCAGATTCTAAGAATGCTTCATTCAATGCCATGTTAGCATTGAAAGCAGTGTAGTAAGTATTGTAAGCTAGAATGTCAATAAGATATGAGGCAGCACTACCTTCAAAATCATAATCAGTAAATTCTTTCCTAGTTCTTAGGTAAGACCTGATTGATTCTTTTATCTCAAAGAAATCTAGAGAAGTTAATTGTGACGGTATAGCGGGCATGTTACGTCTTCTCTAATAGGAATTCTACGTTTTGGACTAATTCTTGTCCAACAATAATATAATCCATGGATATATCAACAGCATTATTATCTGGTGAATCATCAACTTTAACCTCTGTCACTTCAATACGAGGCTCAAGTCTTTCCATTGTATTGAATATCTCTGTACGAATAGCATCAGCAGCAAAGACATCCCATTGCTCAAATAAAAGTTTTCTGACTCTAGACCCAATCTCAGGTTGAAATGGCCTTTCGCCAAACATAGTCAGTAAAAGATTCCTTACAGATTGAGAAATTGCTCTCTCATTCTTCACAGCACCAAAATCTTTAGTAGAAGGGTTAGCATTTAACGAAATTGCTAAGTCCTTGAACCCTCTACTGACGTATTTTTCTGCTCTGAATTTGTAACTCGGCATTTACATCCTTTTTTGGAATATTTATCACTTGGGTAGTCGGTTATTAACGTTTTACCCTCAGCGATAAACCATTCTGCTCTGTCTACTCTAATCACCATGTTATTCCTGGGTATGAACAAGAACTTTTACAGGCGGTTACTATCGCTATAATCTATTTATAGGGTTTTCCGACTATTTTCCTTGACCTCTATATCTTTTTTTCGCGCTATTCCTACTTGTTGCCGAATATTTGGTATGTTGACCTCGTCCTTGACGAGTTTTCTTGGGTCTTACATCAGTATTATAAGATGTACCCATCATTCCAGTTTTAGTTGCCATAATTTAAGGTTAATTTACTAAGATGCTAACACAGTTGGGTGTCCAAATGCAATCATAGAGTAACAAGGATAAGAAAATCCAGGTACTCCGACTCCTAGAGGGTCTAGGATACGTGCCAGTGGACGTTTATGTGCAAAGACTGTAAGCGTTGTTGCATTACAGACTCTAATGTGACCAACTCCACCATTATCTTCTATAGTTAGGTTACTACAGGGGATAGGAGTTGGAATTGGACACACTGATTTGCCACACGGACACATATAGATTATTATATTCGTACATGTGGCAATGTGCAAGGTGAATGTATCACCAAATACCATAACAGGGATTCTGTTTACTTGCACCATTGCGCGATCTGGCGTAATAGGGAAAGTAGGTATCAGTGGTGTAGGTGGCCACCAACAAGTCTTATTCTTAATTACTATAGTATAAGGTATTGGTGGACTACCGCAAGACTGAACTGAGTGTACAGTCGAGGGTAAACAGAGACCATGACCAGTGCAAGGTAATCCATTCAATGATGTGACAGGTTTTAGAAATCCAAATGCCATTATTAAGTGAATTCTCCGTTAATTTCGTTTCCTGCATTATATGGTCGTCCTGTAGGCACTTCTTGACTACACTCATCAAAGAATGGATTACCTGTATTATTCATTGCCCTTCCTAGTGCAACAGTACTACCAGTCAAATAGTTTCTTACAGTCATCCTACCATCATATGGTCCTAAACGCATATTATTGTTTTCATCTACACGCTGAGGGTTGATTGCAATCGACGCATCATTCACAAATGTTAGTCCAACACCAGTCCCACCACCACCTGTGCAACCTGTGCACCAAGGATTAGTGCGACCAAACGCAGTTATCTCCCACCATCTTTGTCCTGCAAGTTTATTTCCGCTTCCATCATATCCACAATACACATCTAGAGGTCCTGTAGTGTTACCGCTTCCGCGAGTATACGTATCCCAACACTCTGCACCTGGGTATGAGCCGCAGTTTACATTCATTGCGTTGTATGATATAGAATTTCCACCACCATAATTGTAATTAGTGGAAGTTGTGCCTGACACATTACTACCCATCCATAGTTGTAACTGCTGCACCTCATTTAAACCAACACCAGTATTGTAATCATATGTATTCTCATCTCCACCTATAGGGATGAATATAATATTTGCAGAGTTACTAGGGTCACGGTAGCAACGTCCATCTACTGTGCCATCATTACAATTCCATACTTTCGCATTTCCGCTTGCGTTACTCTTTGGGACTACACGTCTTGGCGCAAGCACAGGTTTAGTTTGCTTCTTAAAGAAATTCATAAACGCTTCACCCTGCGCACCAATGGTCTTACCCTTAATTTCTAATGATACTCTATATGATGCAGACTCCTCTTCCGATGCGCAATACTTATATGGTAGATATCCATACGCTTTTTCATTATCACTGGCAGTCCTACTACCACCTCTCCTTACTTTAGTGATGTTGGGTAGGTTGTTAGTTAAGTTTTCCTCTTGCCCTACATCTAAGTATGCGCAAGGCATGTCAAACCACCTTGATATATTGTATAATTTAGGTTGACCAGTTGTTATACAATTCTTTTTACCGAATGCACCGTATACATGTGATGAGTCATCGTTATATTTGTCTACCGCTTGACCAGTAGAGTATATCCCAGGCATAATATCCTTCTCAAACTTAGCAACACCTGGGGATATCTGACTCACATACTGGAATGTTTCCTCATCTGGGAGTGCGGAGGATACATTACCCCTTGCATCTATTTCAATACAGTCCTGTTTGATGTTAAAACAGTGCCTAGTCTCGTCCTGTGTCTGCTCTGCAACGCGAATGTAACTGTCTGGGACTGATACTTCCTTACCTCTAGTAATATCACCTAATAGTTGAGTTGTAAAAGACCTATTGTCAGTGTCTTCGGAAGCAATAGAAGGTGCATAGTCACCTACAGCACTGAATGCCTCTGCCATTTCCTTCCCCATTGCATCAATAGTGACGTCACCATCGTCTACAGGGGGTGATGTAAACTTCATACTCTCTGGGTCAGTCACCATAACCTCTGGTAAGTTGACTTGATTGTATCCAGACCCACCATCTACGATGCGAATTGACTTAATAGACCCATATGAGTCGACTCTTTGGATTTCTAACACTGCTTCGCGGAATACTACCTTCTCTTTATTCTTACTTGTGCCCTTTTTCTTCCTGTCTTTGATGTCAAATACGGTATATGTGTTTTCAATGTGCTCTTGATTCTCATCTTTTGACGATGGTGCGGGAATTGCCTTCTGAAAATCGGGATTCATCTTAGGTGACCACTTCTTTACAAACTTAGAAGTGTCAGATGCGGAGAAATCATCCATGACACGCGGGTCTATCACCTTTATAATAGGGTCTTTGTAACCTATTCCGCCATTTATAATCTTAATTTTAGTGATTTCCCCCTTATTATTGACTACTGCCTTCATTTTTGCCTCATCTAGTGTGCGATGAGGTATCAATGCGTTAGGGTCTATCTCCACTTTGTAGTAAGATATGCGTTTTGGGAACTCATACACCCCACAAAAGGCAGCTTTGTTGGGAATTCCGCGCCCTGCAAGCACTAATGCGGTTGCTCCTGTCTCAGAAGTGATGGTTGAGCCGTAAGAAAAGTCATTTCCGTTACCAGTTAGCTCCATCATACCACATTTTAGCTCATCTCCGAAGTAATAAACAGCAGCTAAGTCCCATCCATTGAGTTTTTGACCCCTTGAGAAGAAGTTTCCGTTGTTAGAGGTGTATCTAAACAGTATTCTTTTCGTTTTTGTGTCTATTTCAAAGAAACATGCGTTAGTATCCTCGTCTCCATCGTTAATTTTGATACGTGTTTCGTTAGTTTGCCATGAATCTTGACGTATTTCATAGAAGTGTGAGTGAAATGACAGATTAGGGATGCATGGGTCATCATCAGCATCACAACAAGGTGCATCATTGAGTACATACTGGCATGAGAAGACAGGACCATTCCAAGGATATGACGTGTCATACAAATAATACATGAATTGTGTGTCATAGGAGTCTTCAAACCCTAAGTAACGAGGTACCGCAGCCTTCGTTGCACCATTTAGTCCGTAAAACCACTCAAAGTTAGCATCTGCACTAAGTATTTCTACTCCATCCGTGCCATTTCCCCATCCTGCTAGCCCAGGTGTAGCTGGATTTGCTCCATTTCCTCCTGCATAACCCACTGGGTCAAACATTCTGTAGTTATTAAGACTATATCCAGGTCCTCCAGAGTATCTTCCGCTACCTGTATTGTTTTCATCGTAGGCATACCACCCACTTTTATCAATACACTGACCTGTAGGTCCTATATTACTACCATCATTGATAGTTTCTACTGGTGCAACTGGACTATCCTTAGTAAAACAATACCCTATGATGCCCTGATACACATACTCTTCGTCAAATGCTCTTGCAGGAGCAATGGGCCCACCTTGTAGGTTGACTTCTCTAGCAGGGTCGATAGTATAGAAGTTGTCTATATCCTCCCCATAAGTCACTCCATCAGGATTCTGATACTTGTAATGGTAGATTGCTGCTACATTCTCGTTAGGGTCTTTAAATGTATTAGCATCTGACTCTGATGTAAAAACATATCCTATAGTCCTTATTAGTTTATATTGGTCTCTACCTTCTCCTACTGCTGATGGAGTGGCACTGCCCACTGTAAGCATAGTATCATCAGGCCAGTAAGAGTAATATAGATTAAGTGGTTGAGCATTAGTAACCTGTTTCTCCATTGTCCAGAAGACAGGTTTACCACTACGTGGCTCTGCGTTATATCCTTCTACTACTGATTGCCATGATTCATTCTCATTACCAAAGTCTAGTTTAATTAGACCTCCATCATCACTATACTTGTGGTCTCTCTTACTAGGACGAAACCAACGGTGTATAGGACTTCTTCTAAAGTCACAGTAGTCTACACAGTTACGTGTAGCATTTGCTCCTATGTAATGGACTATATCCTCTCCTAAGGGATTACTCCCTGCTCCACTATTATTAAATGTTATCTGATAATCTGTCCCAGGTCCGCTATGGTTTGCATTAGAACGATACTTACTACTAGCAGGACGCTTATACGTTTGCTTAAACCCAGGTCCTCCTATAGGATTGGGAAAACTTCTACCTGTCTCCTGTATGTACGTTGCCATTAATTGCGGAGTCTTCTTCCAATTTATTTAGTCTCTCATATAGATTATCGAATAACTCCTTAAGATTACTATACTCGTCATTCCCAGGTATCTTATACTTAACCATATCCGCCCCAGGTGGGGGTAACTTATTAAAAGCAGTCTCGAGCACCGCAATGCGAGACGCTAAATTTTTTACTGCTTCACTTAGTTGTTTGAAAGACCAAGCAACCGCTTCCATCTCACTCTCAAACTCAGGGACGCCATTTTTTTCCATCGCGATTTTTTTAGAATTTAGCAGTTACACCTAACACAGTAGCATTAGGATTACGGGCTAGAGCTACTTCTCTTGCCTCGTCATAGTTACGTGCACGCACTTCCTCAAAGAAGATTTGTCCTGCTACGTAAAGTTTTACTTCGTGAATCATGTCGCTTAGTCCATCCATTAGTTTGAGCGTTTTAAGATAATGTTTCCATCTAGGTCTTCTTCATATTCTAGCACATCTCCTGCCATCCAACCAGTCTCCCTTAATAATTCCTCAGGAAGATTGACATAGGCATTCAAGTCATCATCCTCGAGTATATCAAGAGTGTATCGTTTCATACTACTTAAAGTCATTACACCTTATGTAGTGTTTCCACGAATTGCACCTACACAACTGATTTGATATGCTACCACACCCTTATCATAAAGGTCTTCTATCTCAGATAAACCACCATAAGGATGATGCAACATGAATCCATCACCCAAGTATACACCACCATGATTAGGTGCTCTACCCTTAGGTGCACTATAACCACCACCTAGAGGGTTAGTGTATAGTCTAAACAATAGTATATCATTCTTTTCCAGTATTGTAAAGTCTACTCCACCATCATCCATTCCCCATTCTTTCTTGTATATCCACTTACCCTCTTCCTCATTAATAGCATCATCAGTAAAAGCATATACCTTCCTAGCATTAAAGTCTATCAAATCCCTACCTAGAAACTCTCTATAGTAATCTCTTATAATCTCATAACAACCAAATAGTCTATTACCTGTCCATTTCTTACCTAAGAGGTGTGCATATGTTTCTCTAAGTGCTAAGTAATCTTCTTCTCTATTCATCTTGGAAATGGTATTAACCCTATATTAGCAGATGCAGTGGTAGGTGTCAAGGTTAAATCAAAACCTATTGTAATTCTAGGAGTGTCATAGTCTTCTATTACCTTTACTTCATGATATCTATTCCCAGGTCCGATATAAACATTACCTATTTCATTCTTAATCTCCTTATCTTCAAACACAGTAACTGTATTATGAGGTCTAACAGAGATGTAACCATGATAATCCCACTCATGATTATGCCATTTCAACACTTCATCAGGCATATGATAGTTAACCCATGACTGCATCCATACATCATCTGACTGATAGTCATAAACAATACCTCTCAACTCAGTGAATAAGTCATAGAAGACACGAGTAGGAGAGGTTAAACCGAATAGATTGTATTTACCATATGACCAAGTAGGGTCATCACCATCAAAGAATGGTATACAGTTATCTAATATATTGACCATTACTCTATGGTTGGCGGAAACAACCTTAGATTTATATACGCGACCCTCTAGAGGCATTTTTTATATTGGAAATTTTTTTATATACGATTAGAATAAAACTCTCGCTCTGGGATACTTTTGTAGGTTAGGGTAGTAAGTGAATTTAATATAGCACAATATAACTGTTTTAACTGCCCATACTCTCTTTATAGGTGTAGTACATGCGTATGCGTGTCTCCACTGCCCTGAGTGCTGTGCTGTCTCATGTCATTGAGTGCTAGAGTATAAGACTTAAATGCCCCATATGTCTCCATGCCTTCGTAGTTAAATCTCCAAAAGAATTTCCTCCCTTTACTGTATATTATAACATCTACTGGGGTGGGTGTCAATAGGGTGATTCGGTTGTGCATAGTGGTGTATAATAGAGGATGCGGAGATCCTGGAACTCCGTGCGGTAAACTCTCTTATATCTCTTATACTGTGTGATTCCTCCCTTACAGTCCTTTTCTTGCTTTGTATGTCTGTTTGCTCTGTTAACTGTGTCTCGCCAGCAAAAAATCCTTTATGAAATAATTCGCGTGGATAAGTTTTATCAATTCTTTTATCTTGTTTGTTGTCTTGTTCTGGAGTCAATGCCCAG